TCTGATCTCCATGTCTTCCACAAAATGCGCGCGAGTCTCCACTACTGTTTTCGCCTTTCTCGTAACGGGTGGCAGATCAGAAACAGTGACAGCCTTAATACCTAGCGCCCGATACATGCGGCGCATGGAAGGATTATTGTCTATTGCAAGTACTACGTCGTACTCCTCTAGGAGTCTCTGAGCCATCGCCCGCTTAAAATTCAGCGTGTCAGCAGTAGAGCCGGGATTCATCAGCAAGTCTTCGTATTCGACTCCAGCAGCCGCTAGGGCTTGCTCCGTTGCTGCTCGGTCTGATTCGTTCCGGCCCGTAATGATGTAGATGTCTTCCTCTGACTCTTGCAGGAATTCCACCGTAGAAGCGATGGGTTGAGATCCATTAAGAATCGTGCCATCAATATCAGCGATGATGACAGGCTCTCCACCGGCTACGCGCGTCATCTTTCTATCTCCCTGAATGATTGCAGCCTGCCGAGCGAACCAAGCGCGCGCCGGATCAGGATTCAGCGGATCAATGCCCCAGAGGTAATGCGCCACTGCACCGGGGCCGGGAAAGCCATCATCATCCGCATCATTGTTCTGCGCTGCATCAAGATCGACCGCGTGCCTGGCTGCCCAAGCATTCGCCCGAATCACCTTGTCATCAGTGATAGACCCTGAAGCTATCAGCCGCGCTTCTCTAATTGTCCCATCAGTGATGCCATCGCCTGCCTTCCCATCAGCGAAGTATTCCAGACCCTTAGAGGCTGCATCCTTCACATATCCGGGGATCTCGCCGGTAATGCGGAGTTCGCCTCCTGGCTCCATATCCTCCGCTAGCGAGAGTGCAACCATCTGCGCTACCGCATCATCCTTCGATTCGTGGCAGGCCATGACTTCGCCATCAGCCTTAACCGTTGCCCATGATGGGCAGTCGGGAGATTCGTCCGTAATAAAGTAGGGCATTACTCATCTGCCTTCTGCCGAAGGATGCCGAGCTTTAAGCCTGAAGGATCGCTGAATGCGTAGAGCGCTTCTCCACGATTCAGGTTTAGCTGAATGGTTTCGCCTACGTCGATGTGAACGCCATTCGCTAGCGTTACATCCTTATTGCCGATGTAGATCAGCTTCGTTGTTCCAGTAGCCTGATTGTGAAGGAAGACGCGCTGAGGATTGCGATCAGCCGGGCAGACTAGTTCGGCCACCGTTCCTAGCGTGAATTGATTCTGAGAAATCGTCATGGGTACACGCTCGCAGGATCTGCGGGATTAATGGATGCGACGCTCTGAACAGATGTCGGCGGGATGCCGGTATGCATGATCGCTGGCATATCTAGAGCCTTAAGAGACTCCGCAGGATCGAATCCCGCCATGATCAACCTAGTAAGCATTTGAGTCTTTCTGTCAGTCTCAACAATGTTTGCGGCTGCGAGATTGACGTTAGCCAGAGGAACGCGGTACTCATCCCCGCCATCGGCGGGCGGCATATCTTCAAGTCTGTGAATATCGTTGACGCTCAAAAAACCTGCGAGCTGGCCAGTGGAGTAAGCAGCAAAGCGAGTCTGGATATCTCCGCGAAGGATCGCATCTAGATTGAACTTGACGAATGCAGGACCGGGAAGCAGTGACGAATAGGCGGTTTCAAACTTGCTGATGATTGGCCTAAGTGTGTATTGCGCAAATTGAATAGCGTTCTGTTCCACGCTCGCGTAAGACATTGCGCCCGGCGTTGATACCTGCAAGAGATGCAAGGGGCAGCGGAAGATTCGCGCTATCTCCTCTACTGCGAATTGTCGAGACTCCAGCATCTGCGCTTCGTTGGGATCTACTCCAGTCTTCACGAACTTAGCGCCGCCGAACAGCACGCCTGGGCGATGGGAGCGCTTAAGGCCTCTATGTCCATCCTCAAATCCTGACGCAAGATCCTTAGCCTGCTCGCGCGTCAGGTTGCCGGGCCATTCAATAATTCCAGCGGTCACACTTCCCTGCCCGAAGAAGCGGGCGCTAAATTCCTCCAGAGCACTGGCAAGGCCTAGCGATTGCTTAACCTCATCAATGCGAGAGATCCCGCGCAGAGCGCCAGGCTTCCTCAGCTCTGTAATGTGCAGAACCTCATCAGCTCGCAGAGTCGTTCCCGTGCCAGCGTCTAGGACGTACTCAATCTCTCGAGTAGCAGGATTCCTGCGCACTTCTACGCGCGTCGGGTCTAGGACGACTAGTGAGAGGATCTCACCCGTACGGCTGCGGAAGATGCGAATAAAGACATTGCCATCTAGCAAGAGAGAAACCATCGCTTGCTGAAGATGATCTTCTCTCGCCGTGCCGATGTCGGGATTCTCCACCCATAGCGGCTTGGGCCGAAAAGGCTTCCGTGCGCCTCCCTCGCGGTAGAACGTGTCCACTGGAAGGGTAGAGATAGTGTCAGCGAGGAGTCGCACGCACGCATAGACAGCGCCGATCTTCAGGCTCGTATCCTGAGTGATGATCGTTCCCGCGTAGGTTTGCTGCGCTACGTTGCCGCCGCTCGCGAAGATCGTCTGAAAGGATACGGCGCGTTCCTCGCGGCCACGAATGAGATTACCCAGCATCAATGCGCTCCAGCGTTATTCCGATGAGCACGCCCGTAAGCCCGAGCGCGATGAAACCCGCAGGAATGTTGAGCAAGAATACGCCGAGATTAATAGAAGCAAGTCCGGCTAGCTGAGAAATAACGATCATGCGTAATCCTCTCATGTAGCCCAAAAGCCCGGCGCACACAATTCTTGCACATTTTCCCGCGCTGCTGTCGCTCTATCGAAGGCGATGACAGCCGCCACGGCAGCATCAATCCTGCGGCTAGATGATCGATGTTCCTTAACTATGCGAGGCCCGAGCCGGTCAGTCTTAACAGCGCAGTTGCCTATATGCCTGCGTAACGTGGGATCTCCATCGTGCGAGAGAGTCGCTGAAGTAACCGCGTCATAGAACTTTGCCGTAGCCGGGACCATTCGCGCCGGACTACTAGAGGCGTATTCGGAGATAGGCACGCCAGCATCAGCGAGCGACTCCATGCTTCGCTGCCAGCGGTAAGGATCGCACGCTACCTCTAGCACGTTGTAATCACCGCAGGCCTGCATGATCCTAGACTCAACTTCAGAGATAGGGACGCGCCAAGACTCGTGATCGCCCGGCCCCTTCTCCCACACTTCCTCTACCCAAATGAACGGCTCAGGCTCCACCGTGCAGCCGATCAGCGCCGTTGCATCCCCATTGAATGAACCATCAAACCCGAGCACTACTGGAACAGAGGAATCAACGACACGATCAGCCCGGAGATTCTCCCAAGATGCAGCCGGTAGCCAAGCGTGCTGCGAGCTGACCCATGAATTCATCCGCTTAATGCGGAACTCATTCTCAGGCGTGCGCTTCACCGCAGACTCAAAATCTTCTGCATCGCAGAGATCCCCGAAGCCCGGGTTAGCGTCCAGCCAGGATGAAGGATCTAGATGATTCGCTGAATCCTGCCCTTTCCACCAAGCCATAAAGAAAGAAGGATCGACAATCTCGCCGCTTGCCACTTGCTGACCGTAGAGGAATTGCCGGTAGGCGGTTGAGTCTCCCCCGGTCGTATCGCTTCTTACTCCAGCAGTAGTTACCGCAATCGTTAATGCATCTCGCCTAGCAGCCTGAGCGAGCGTCATTACGTTCCAAAGATCATCGTTCGGCGCGCTATGCAATTCGTCATAGATCACGCAGGTAGGCGAGAGCCCTTCCTTAGTGAACGCTTCAGAGGAAAGCACACGGTAAACAGATCCCGTGCTGACTACTTCGATTACGTCCCGGTAGATCGTGCACACAGAACTAAGTTCCGGCGACAGTTCAATCATCTTCTTAGCCGAACCAAAAACAATACGCGCCTGATCACGATCAGCAGCGCAGGAGTAAACCTCGCCGCCCGTCGGCCCGAGCATTAACGCATGAAGCGCGATCCCCGAACCCAAAGCGCTCTTGCCATTCTTCCGAGCCATACCAATAATCGCTGTCCGATGCTTGCGCCGACCATCCGCACGCCTAGCGAAGACATCAGCAAGCAACATCCTTTGCCAATCGCGCAGCACCATAGGAGAGCCAGCCATACCGCCAACAGAATCCTTCACCTGAAGACACAAGCCTTCAATGAAGGAGACAACCTCAGCACCATCGCCGGACTCGCGCTCAACCTCGCTGACAGGAGTCAAGATCGCAGGCGGCCAGCTACTTAGCACGCCGCGCCTTCAGCTCATCCAACACTGAAGATGCGCGAACCTCACCGACACCCATCTTCCCGCGATCAACCGGAGAGAAGCCAAGCATGGAATACATCGACAGAATCAAACCCTCAAGATTACGCAGGCCTACCCGGTCATGCCAATCATGCGCCGACATCACCCGGTCACGCAGCGCTGAACGTTCATCCTCGCACTCGCAAAGCATCTGCACGATCTGCACATCAGTAGAACCAGAAACCCAATACGCGCCCGCAGTCCAGATCCTTACCCAAGCCGCCTGCCCCTCAGAACCAAGAGAGCGCAGAGGCTCGGGCACTCCTTCGACCTGCTCAGCAACGATGATCTGCTTAGGCAAAGCCTGCTTGCCAGGATTACCAAGCTTCCGCTTCCGCTCAACCGGGATCGCTGTCCTAGGCATCTTTAACGCCTCCTGAAGGGCCAACCGAATTTAGGCAGAATGTCGGCGAGGTGCACTCCCC